ATCAATGATAGTTGTGCCGCAGCCGAGGGGCTGCTGCGATGAGCGATGCGCGGCTTCTGACCATCCGCCAGGTCAGCGAATATCTATTCGGCGACTACAGCCCATCTCTACGCAACCGCGTCTACCACATCATCGAAGCCAATGACCTGACGCGCATCAAAGACGGAAAGCAATGGTACATCGCAAAAGACGTGCTGGATCGCCTGATCGGCGTGGAAGAATGACCATCTGCAAGCTCTGCGACGGCAACAACTACGTCCGATATGAAGATGGCAGCTACATGACCTGCAGCGCTTGCACAGGCGGTGAGGATCTCATGGAGCGCGAGGAAGTGCTGATCGAGGCTCGTGCCTTGATCACTGGCGATCGCGCCGCCCAGTACGGCAACGCCGCCGACAACTTCAACCGCATCGCGCAGGGCTGGAGCGCCCTGCTCGGCGTCAAGATTTCAGCGCATCAGGTCGCGCTGTGCATGATGTGGCTCAAGATGTCGCGCATCGCCCACAAGCCCGGCCGCGACAGCTTTGTCGACATCGCTGGCTACGCAGCTCTCGGCTGGGAGTGCAGCGATGCTTAAATGGTGGAGGAATTTATTTCGCCGGCAGGAACCTGACTTGGCTACCAAGCTCGTGGCGCTGCACATCAGAGACGCCAGCATGAAAGGGCGCTACCGATGACGCGCTACATCACAATCGCGCACCAGCAACCATCTCGAAACTTGTTCGATCGATGGATTCTCACACCGCAGGCGCAGGAGTCAGCGAAGAAGCTCCGCATGACAACCCGCCGATTTCTGCAGATGCATGTGGACATGGCAGACAATGATGAGGTCTGGCTGTTTCACCGTCGTGTGACCGATAATGCCTATGACCTAGTTGTTGCTCCCAAGCGGCGCGCTTATCTGTACTGATCGTGCTTGCGCAGCACTGCCTCTAAGTCAGCAGCAAACGCAGCCGCCTTGTCGCCAGTAAAGTCAGCTATAAGGTCAAATGACCAGCTCAGTGATTCCCCGTCGTCAAGCAAGACAACGTCCCACCCCTCTTCTCCCTCGTCGTGTACTCTAATTTCCATAAAAAAACCTCTCTCGTTAGGCACATATTTTTGCGCAAACGAGAGAGGCTGTGTAGTTGGTAAATTTTACCAACAAATTTCAATTTTGCATTTTTGCCGTGTCAGTCTTGAGGTAAATCTTTAACACTCCCCTACTTAATCGGCGTATTTTTAAAAACGTCATGCAAGATAATCGATTGCCCAAAACGCAGAAACTCACTGCCACTTACCAGATCATACACTTGATCAGCCATTAGCTTTTGCGATGGCAAACTCGGCACCAATTCGCTATCAACGAACCCGCCTTCTTGCGCGGCGTTAATGATCTTGCTGACAGTTTGCCTCGTCAGGCCCGTGTTTTTCGCTATCGAATTGATTGAAGGCTGCAACTCCTCAAGCACAGCGAAGACGAGATCCAGAGCAACCACGATGCGGTTCGATGACCCGTACCAAAATCGTAGCTCATCGCTGTCTGTTCTTTTTTTGTTGGTCTCAAAATCACGACGAAACTGCATGATATGATTGTGGGCGCGCAGCCAGTTGTGAATCAGGGACTGCTTATTGGTCGCACGCGCGACCCGTCGATTTTCATTATGACTGTCCGATACAAAAAACGGACCTTCGGTTATTAGCTCGACCGTCTGACGCTCGCGTTCTTTTTCAAACTTTAAAATCTTCTCTTTACTCATATTTCTACCCTCCGAATGCGGTTGAAAGTTTAGCGCTGATATTTCCAGCGCGTCTAGCCTCGGGCAACCAATGCCCGTACTGCCTCAAAGTGAATGAAATGTTGCTGTGGCCCATAAGCTGCGTCACGACGGCATCGCCCAGCTCGGCGTCGAACAGCAGCACTGAGGCAAAGAAGTGACGCAGGTCGTGCCACCGAATGACCTCGACGCCTGCCGCCTTGCAAGCTGGCGTCAAACCTCGCACGCGCAAATTGTTCACATCATGGATTCCGCCTGCTGCCGTCGGGAACACGAGGTTTTTAGACCGCTGCTCGATCGGCTGCGCTAATTTCCACGCGCGTAGGTCCGACAGCAGCGTGTCCGCAATCTCTACCGTGCGGTGTCCACCTTCCGTTTTTGGCTCGCCAATTGAACGATCTGCTTTGACCGCTTTGTTGACGCGCACGAGACCGGCATCAAAGTCGATATCGTCCCAAGTCAGCGCGAGCTGCTCGCCTGCGCGCAACCCAGTGTAGGCGGCAAAAGTAATTGCTAGGCGATAGCGAGGCGCTGCGTGGTCAATGATAGCAGAGACTGCCTGCTTGCTGATGCGATCGACCGCGCGCGCAGCCAGCTTCGGCCTCTTCGGCAACCGCACCAGCGCTGGGTTCGTCACGAGGATTTCGCTTTCGACCGCCCAGCGCATAAAGTGCTTGAGCGTGCCGTATTTTTTCTTGGCAGTCTCGTGCTTATTGATTGTCCAAAGCTGCGGAATCAGGCTGTTCTTAACGTACCCGATTGAGATATCTGCGAGGCGCGTCTCAGCGACCGGCTTGTTGACGTGCGTCAGGCCAGCAATCACACGCAGCGCTTGGCGCTTGTACTTGACCTGAGTTTCGGCAAGCTCACCACGCAGGGCGCGCTGGTACTCGTGCGTCAGATACATCTCGACGGCATCACTAAAAACTGGCGTGCGCGCTACGTTGGTATAGGCGCCGAGCCTCTCATGCTCCGCTTGCACCTTGCGCAGATGTGCTTGCGCTTTGCGCTTGCCTGCTGGAGTCTTCGGAAACTTCCTCTCGCCACCGCCGAGCGAACGTGCGTCGGCGACATGATGAGTGTTCGTCGTGCGGATCTTCATCGTGCAGCCCTCCGCTCGTCGTCTTTGACGATCATGTAGGTCTGCTGGGGCGCTGCGTTGCGCTCGGCGGCGAGCATCGCCGCTGCGGCATCGCGGTCGCGAAAGGCCCACTTCACAGCGGCGACGTCGTCGTTGTCGGCGACGACTACGAGGTAGCGTGTGTTGTTCATCATCTCTCTCCTGTTGGTGCCGGGGCCGAAGCCCCGGCTGTTGATTAGAGCAGAGTGCGGATGTTATCTGGGATGCTCGGATCGTCTTCTGAGCAACCGCTGCGGATGGCGGAAGCGTAAAAAGCGGCTTCTGCCTCTTCGGCCTCAAACGCCGCTGACCCGTAAGTGGTGCGCCAAAAAACCCAACGCGCCTCGTCGATTGACCCGGCGTCCCGCACCTTATAAGCGGTAGCCTTTGCCGCTTCCTCGCCGTCAAACGCATGACAAAGAATGAAATTACTACCCGCTGCGGTGGAGGCGACGACTGAATAATGTCCGTTGCCTTGCGTATCGACCGCGTATGCGTCTGTGATTTGTGTGCGTTCCATCTTTTCTCTCCGTTTGGTTTCTCGTCCTGTTCAATACATATAGTAATTCTATTTTACTATATCAACAACAAAATGACATTCGGCCTATTTTGCGACTGACAAATTTTGGGAGAGAAAACGCGGCGATTTTGCGACGGGGCCAAAAAAAATGACCTAGCATTTCTGCTAAGTCATTGAAATTATTGGCGCGCCCGGCAGGATTCGAACCTGCGACATTCGGCTTAGAAGTACCTTCTCGTCGAAAACACAACGCCAATAAAATCAGCGACTTAGTCGCTTGCACCGCAGAAATCTGCCGATCTCCGCCAGTGCAAAAAGGTTAATCGATGCGCATCGATTTGCAAACAATTATTTTTTTGATGCGTCGATTTTGCGACGGTCGCATTAAAATGCGAATGTCACGGCGCTGAGACTTTCGTGTTCGATGTCTGCTTCATGCAGCCGCGCGATCGGCAGCTTAAAGGTGAGCTGCTCGCACACACGAGCTACCGGCACAAAGACTGACCGCCGAAGATCTAGCGCGGTGAACGCTACCACATCACAGTCGGCAATGGTCAATGGGCGCTTCTGCTTTCCGACTGAGCAGCTCCATTGGTACTGACGCGGCACGAATGGCTTCTTCGTTGCCTTCACTTGCACGCGCATGGTCGCACTATCGCGCACGGCAATGATGTCAAAGCCGTCGGCGTTGATGATTGACGGCGACCAGCCCTCTAAAATAAGTGCGGCCGCGGCGATGTGTTCGCCGGCTGCACCCAGTCGGGTGTGGTTTACGACCGCAGACGCTCAGCGTATCGATCAGCGCGCGCTGGCACCTGGCGAGCGTAACGAGAGTCTAGCAGCTCCTCGGCAGCGCGGTCGTTGTCGCCAGACCATAGCGCGGCGAGCATGTTCGTAAATTTGCGCAAAGTCGGCAAACCTAGCTGAAAGCAAAGCTCAATCAGCACCGCTGTGCGCGGTTGGTCTAGATCGCCAAACTGAGGAAAGGCGGAATCAAGCTCTGCAATCGTGCGCATGACGTCAGCGCGGAGCATGAACTCGCCTTCGTCGCGCGTTATGCCGATGCCAGTGTGAGGGTCTACATTGCGACCATAGCCGATTGTCCAATGCCCCTCGCTGCATTGATATACTGTTGCTGACCAACCCTCTTCCTCGCGCAAGCTCACCATCACCTGATCGATCGGGTAGAGGCGGTTCACTTGCTGACTCCGCGATACTTCTCAAAGGTGCGAAGTCCGCCTAGCCCTAGCATCCCCATTAGCACGGGCATCATCTGGCTCATATCAAGCGCAGGCAGCGCAACGAGGGTTCCGGTCTGCGCTAATATAAAGTGCAGAATTGGCGTAGCGACATATGTCCAGCAGAGTGCAACGCCGCATGACCATCCGATGAACGGACGCCAGCCGGAAACAAAAATTGAGCGGTGGGCAGCTTCCGTCTTATTGATTTCAAGCTGTGCCAGGTCAATCTTCGCAAGATGCTCAGTGAGCTGCGCCTCAATCTTTCGCTCAGCTTCCGCGCGCTTCTTCGGGTCTTCTGGCAGGAACGAGCTGACGACATCTTTGACAAGCGGCAACACGGCAGGCAGCAATGCTCCAATCATGTTGCTTTTCTTTCGCTTGCCACAGGTGGGTGTGAACCATTGTGAAGGTGGTGCATTTTTGCTGCTTCCGCGCGGAGATAAGCGATGTCGGACAACATGCTGGCAACCTCCCGATTTCGGCGCTCCAGCACATCAGGCGCGTTCATCTTAGCGAGGATGTCGAGCCGCTGCTTTACCACCGCCTCGCCATTGTCGAGGAGATCAATGCGCTGATCGATTTTGCGTAACCGCTGCTCGGTGTCCGCAAGTTGCTCGATCACCGTAGCCAGTTTTTGGCGAACGATGGCCGCTGCTGACACGACACTAACGAGCATTCCGCCCAGCGTCAGGATCATTCTCGCGTCAAGTTCCATCAGCCGCGCCGTGTCCACCGCTTCACGGTTTCAGTCTCCCAGATGCGAACGGCCAGCCAGATAATCGACAGGATTGCCGCGACGTCAGGCAGGAGCGCGAGCCACGATCCAAAGCCACCGGCGACCGCGGCCACATCAAGGCCGCTTTTCATTTCGCTCGTCATGCTGGATTTCCCCCGATCTGAAGAATGCGACCAAAATAACCACCACCCGTGCATATTCGTGAATCCGGTAATTGAAACCACACCGTGTATGTCTCGTTTTTCCAGTTAGCAAAAAACCAAAACGGTTGCTGATAGTTGGATGAACCCAGCCAAACCAGTGTCTCGCCAGCTTCTCTTGCAGCTTTGACCATCTGTGCCTCATTCTGAACGCACACCAGATCGACCGCTCGCACCGGCGTCGTCGCGAGAAACAACACGACGGCTATGGCGAGCGCGCGAAACATCACGGCTTACTTGGCCAGCTTGGATTTGCCGGGTCGTCTGTGTTGGCGGGAAGATCACGCAGCGCTTGGCGATACGCGGTCTGCTCGTCAGACATCGTCGGACTGTCTGGCAATGCCCACCAATCGGTCGCAGCCAGTAGCCGGTCGCGCTCGGCGCGTAGCGCAGACCACGGCTCTGCTGCATCAAGCCGAGCGATCTCAGCGTTGATTGCGGCGTTGCTTGGTTGATCAATATCGTCGCTATCCCACCTTATGGTGTCGCCGGTTAATACCCACTCAGCGGCGGGTGCGAGGCTCAGTAATGCGTCTGCTTTGTTTGCCATTCTATGCTCCGATTTCTATCGCTAGGATCGTGCTTACGCCGTCTCCACTACTGTCGTCTCTAGACGTGACGAAGAGGCCCGATTGATCGACACGAGTTTGCTGAAATTTGTATGTGGTAGCTGATGTTGTTGAAGGACTGTCTAGGAAAATAAAACTAAAATTGCCCATGCCGTTATCCACATTTGCCTGTTGCGAATAATTGATCAGATCAGAAGACCCGCGCATTAAGATGAGGTCTCCAACCGCTCGGCCACCGCCAGCAGAACAGTGAATGTTGCTGATGATCAGCACTTTTGAGCTGCTTGCAGACGGAGTGATCGCTACCGTCACACCTGTATCGGCGCGGGTGTCAGAGTTGCTTGAGACGGCCGTATCGGTTTGCGCCGAAACAATCTGTAAAAGTTTGCCGCCAGCCGCAGCCGCCGCGAACACCGGCGCAGCTCCAGCGCCCTGCGACGTAAGCACTTGCCCCGACGAACCTGTACTTACCGCTGCCGGATTTCCACTGGCGTCATAACTGATGAGGTTACCGTCGGTCCCTGGCGCCATTTTCCCCAATGTGACCGCGTCATCTGCGATCTCAGCCGTGACGACCCCGCCGTCTTTGATTGTGACCGCACCACTGCTGACCGCGAAATTATCAGAGCTGAACGACGCGACACCTTTGTTTGATGTCGTCGCATCTTCACCCGAATAGGTGACGGTGTTGGTAGCGCTGACTGCAACATCGATGCCTTCGCCGGCTGCGAAGGTTTGCGTCTCACCGTCGTTCACCGTCTGCGTGGTAGACCCATCGGACATGATAAACGTGTCCATTGAGCCGCCGACATTGCCGGTTCGATTGAACTCAACCGCGATTGGATCGGTGTTGGCAAAACTTCCGTTCGACGCCACATGCGTGACCGCCAGCTTCACATAGCCCGATGCGTCGGTGCTGGCACCGCTCACCTTAAAGATCGCGAAGTTCGCCGGGGCAGATTTTTTCGTTATGTAAATCTGACCGCGATCGCCGGTGTTGGTGGAGTCATCCCACGTCAGCAGAAACGCACTCACGTCTGCGCTGTTTGCGTCACTGTCGTCGATGAAGATGGCGCTCGCACTGCCGATCGTGCCGTGGTTTAGCCGCAGCGTGCCAGTGCCGGGGTCCGCATCAGCGGTTGTGGTGCTGAACGTGTAATCCAACCCAGCGACATCGCCATCGCCTGCTGGCGAAAACTGCACGCTGATCTCAGCGCTGTTGCTGATGCTGGTGGAGCCGGCGACATAAGCGACAGGGATTTTTGTGTATCCCGACGCGTCGGTCACAGCGCCGGTCACCTTAAATATAACCAGAGGCGAGGCGGCATTTGGGTTGCCGGAAATAGTGATAAAGCCCTTTGACCCGCTGGTCGAATTGTCCCACGACTGCACCCATGCGCTGATGTCGGTGGTGCCGTCGCTGTCGTCCACATACATGAT